ATTTTATACCTTCCCAATATTCACTTACCCATACAAACTCTAAAGACTCACCTCTTTCTTCGTTAGCTTTGTAAGTTTCGTTAACAATAGTTTCTTGAGGCATACCTAGTTCATCTATGTAAGATAGTTTACCTATCTTTTTCATAGACTTCCAAACTACTTTTGTAACTCTAATATTACCATCTTGATCATAGTAATTAAAGACATTACCTGTATCATGCCCCTCTCTGTTTTCTATAAATAACTTTTTCTCTGTAGGATAATTTAATATACTGTTACTTTGTATAGATCCTCTATTACCTTGCTCTTTTTCTAAATCATCTATCTGTTTAGGAGTAAGATCCTCGTAGTAATTATCGATAACAGTATTTACAGACATCCATGTATCTTCTACAATAATATCTGCATCATCTACATAATCTGAGTTATGTGGTAATAAGCAATAAAATTCTAAAGGATTAACTCTTTTAGCAGTTGGTTCCTGAGCTAGTTGCTCTATACAGTAAATTTCTTCACCTGCTATTAATGCATCTTCCCAACCTTTTTGAAACATAATATCTAGATTAAGATCTCTTTCTAAATACTGCAAAACTTTATGAGCAGAAGATTCTGCCATGTCTTGGAAATCGTAATCAAAATATTTTTGTAATCTTTTTAAATTTTCAGGAATGCTATCCTGTATCTGCTGTTGCATCTCCATAGCCTGCTGTTGATTAGCAGGTTCTCCCATTTGTTCAGCTGCAGCTTGTCTATACTGTTGTATAAGTCCTGAGAACATTTCAACAACAGATTTTTTCATCTGCTCTTCTTTTTCAGTGATAGTTCCTTCGTTTATAGCGCGAACTACATAACTAAACTTACGTTTAGCTTCTTCACCAAAAAGTAAATTAAATATAGGGGAAACGACATCATAGTACTGAAGAGAGGCAGGTAATTCTGCTGCACCTCCTAGTCCTAGGGGATCTGTTACATACTCTAGATCTTTCTTATCAAACTTACCATTATAAAGATCGTAGTTCCGCTTTTTCTTAAAGCGAGAACTACGTCTTGTATGATCGTATAGCCCAACTAAACCTAGTGCAGATTCTATACATTCTTCCCCCCATTTCTGAGTCTTTTTCCTTCGACTCAGTTTTTGTCTGGGAAAATCTATGTAAGGCATAAATTATGTTTAGTCTACCTCTAGTAGTAAAAATTCTACCATTGGAGTATTTGCTGAAGATTTAACTTGAATCTTAGTATTATCTGCTGTCGGGTAAAAGAAAAACTCTCCTGGAGATAATCTTGCAAAAATCTGATCTCCGTCATCTGCAAAAATTAAATCATCAGTTGCATCTAAATTTTTAGCATATACATATGCTTTTTTACCACCGCCTGTTGATCCTGCTAACGCATTTACGTTAATGTCATCATAGGATGTAGTAGTTTTCATTGTAGTTAAACCTTGTCGGTTATCACCGTCTATTGTTAAAGTATCTGTTACAGTTTTTGCTAAGCTAATGCTATCAAATAAATCTGTACTAGCTAAACTTAACGTTACTTTTAAACTTGCGTTTGCCATGTGTTTATATTTTTAAAATTATGCTGCTGCTTTTTCCATTAAGATGTACTCAACTACAGGATTACCTGCAGCTGCTTCAATATCTATATCCTGCATATCAGAGATAGGCATGAACATAAACTCGCCAGGTCCTAAAACTGCAAACCAGTCACCTGCGCCTGAGTCTGAGCCGTGAGTTGCGCATAATCCAATTTTAACGTACTCGCCAGTTGTAGTACTTAAGTTATGTAAAAATACATAAGCTCTATCGTTTGTTCCGTCTAAAGCTTTTAGTGCTATATTATCTTCTGTTCCTGAACCAGTAGTAACAAGTCGTCCTACTAGCATTTGATCTCCTGCAGGAGAGAGTGAATCTGTCTCTGTAAAACTCAAAGCTTGTTTTGCAAACAAGTCTGCGCTTGAAAGAGATAGTGTTACATTTACTGTTGCCATATTAATATTTTTTAAATTCGCGAATTAAAGGACAAAAATATAAATTTTAATTTATGTCGCAAATAATAATCTACGAAATTAGATTTTTAGTTTTTTCGTTTATAGCTAAAAGAAAGTTTTCTTTTTTGAAAATAATGGTTTATTCCAAAAAGACTGATCATATATTGTGCTAGTCTTTCTTTCTTTTTCTACTTTTATTTTTTTAACCTCTTCTAGATGATAAACCACCATCATTAAAGCCATCACCCTATCAAAGTTTCCTGTGTCATTGTAGGATACAAGCTCTTTTAGCAGTGCTACACTTCTAATTTTATGTAAATTTAATAACCCTTCTTTTTCATATGGTTCTAATAACCACATTTTAATAAGCTCTTCTCCGTACAGTTTTAAAGGTTTAGACATGTGCATACCTTTTTGTCTAGAGACTTTACTGTGCTGCACAACATCTTTTATTATCTCTGGCTGATCTGCTAGTAAATATGTTTCGTGTTTATGCTCTAAATACTGAAACAAACCTTTACGTTCATTCTCATACAAACACTTAGCATTAAAAAACTTTAGCAGACGCCTTACATTTTCGTAATATTGATTAGCAGTTTCGGGTCTTCCTGTATATTCTGCTACAATACGGTTTGTAAGTTTATTTATTATAAAAGTAGATCCCAAAGAAGAGGTTGTAGATTCATCATGATCATAAGGGTCAGTACCTGCAAGATACATGCCATAAGGAATATCTCCATCTTTATCTTCGTATGGCATCTCATATATTATAACACACCCAGCTATATCATCGCTATTTCTTACAGGAAAATCATATATAGGTTTTAGTTTTGCATTTGGCTTCCATTTTATCTTTTTACTAGAACTATCTAAATACAGTTCTCCAATATAGTCATGGTTACGCTCTCTGTTAGAAGCTTCCAACTCTGCTAATCTAGTTAAAAGATCTGCAACAGGAAACAAATTACCTGTACGAGTAAGAAATACTTCTGACGGCACAAGAGGTCTGTTTTGCAGCTCTGCATCTAGTGCACTCCTTGCATTCTTACCTTCTTTTAACTTTTCTCTAAATTTATCTAAATAATCTTTTGCCTCTTGCTCTTGCGTGTTACCATTTTTATCCTTAAATTGGTTTAAGCCTCTGTACGCAGGGACAAAGTAAGAGATCTTTCCTTTATTTTCCCAGTCGTCCTCAAAGCTTATCATGTCATAGACATCAGGATTATAGAACATGTCGCGAGCGTCAACAGTACCTCCGCCTTCCATATCTCCCCCCGTGCCTAGATACATGCAGCTTCCGAATTTGTATGCACCATTTTTCATACATTCCACGGAAGCTTCATGTGAGGCTTTTAAATTGTTAAACATACCAATCTCTTCCATAACCATTACAGCAGGACGAGTACCATTGGCAGCAAACGGGTTGTCTTTAAATGTACGATGCTTAATTTTAGATTTAGAACCCATAACTTTCCAGGTT